CATGGGTAAAATTACAGCAGAGAGTTGTCGGGGTTAATACGGTTGGTCAGATGAAAAATGAATTTCAGACCGTTAAAGAATTGCCCTATATGTTTAAAGACTGGAAAGACTATCGAGATTATTTGCTGGAAAATCTCATAGTCGATGAAAAGCAGAAAAAATTATACGCAAAGAAGTTCGCCGCAATGGATGAATTATATTGTGATTTAGTTAATCCAAAGCAGATGTATAAAGTCCAGATTAAAACCATTTTAAAAAATGATTATGATATGACTTCACTCGCTCAATTTGATAATCATCCCGACATCATTTCCTACAAGAAGTGGAAAAAAGGCACAGGATTTATTTTGAGTACCAAGCAGATCCCAGAGTGGGCAGAATTACCCGACAGACAAAGGATGCAACAATAATGAATTTAAGCCGATTTTTAAGCGAATTAGTCAAAACCTATGGCATAGAATCAATTCGTCAGGAATTGCACAAAATCAGCCCACAGGGAAGCCAGCCAGTCGATTTAGTGCGATGGGTGCCGCTAGACAAAGTAAAACCCAATGATTACAACCCGAATTCAGTCGCGGCGGCAGAAATGCAGCTTCTATATACTTCAATTAAGCATGATGGATACACCCAGCCGGTAGTAACCATCTATGACAAAGAGAACGATGAATACGTCATTGTCGATGGCTTTCACCGATATTTTACCTGTAAAAATAATCCTGATATCTATGAAAGAAATAACGGCTTATTGCCTGTAGTGGTGATTGATTCAAATATCAATGATCGCATGGCATCAACAGTTCGGCATAATCGCGCCAGAGGAAAGCACAGCGTATCAGGAATGTCGAACATGGTTTTTAAAATGCTTGAGAATGGCTGGGAGGACTCAGCAATATGTAACGAGCTAGGCTTGGAAGTCGAAGAACTAATAAAATTAAAGCATATTACTGGATTCAGCCGGCTATATGAGAATGCCGAGTACAAAAGAGCGTGGAAAACAAGAAAAATGATTAAATTGGAAAAAGAAGTGAAATAAAGTATTGCGCAAAGCAAAAAGATTTGCTTTAATGTTCCTGTATTAAATAATAATAAGGGGCAAAAAATGAAATTGGTAATAACCACGCAATATAAAGAAAATTATGGTGATGAAAAAAATCCGCATTGGAAATTCAAAGGCGGTTCGACTTATATTTGCAAGCATTATATCGGCGCAATTCGCAATCAGCCGAATAAAAAAGACGAGAGTTATTTCAAGAAAATAATCCAGTATAAAAATACAGCAAGCGCGGAATATATCCTTGATTTTGTTCTTGTTCCTGATGGCTGGCGCTCAGAATATGAGATATCACAAGAGGAATATATCAAGGAAGGGCGCGAAAATTTGATGTATTACGATTATGAGATTTCCCTGAATAATGTTTTAGTAAAGAAATTCAGAAAGGACGATACCATGTATAAGTACAAATACAATATTGGTTTAGAACAAGAATTGAAACTCTTGAGTTATTACATTAATGATGAAGAACAATCGTTGGAGACAGCATAATGATTGATATATGTGAAATCATTCTGGACATTATTTTATTGATTGCTGTAATCACATTTATAGTATTTATTTTTTAAGTTACTCGAGTAACCTTACCGACATAAGGGGTAAAAAATGAGCAAGAAAAAAGAGACTCGATGCAAAAAGATTGTTGATGGCGAGCGATGCAATAACGAAAAAATGCCATTGAGAGGGCTTTGTAGAATGCACTATGGGCAGCGAGTGCGAGAACTCAAAGGCATGGCACGAAGAAGCAAGGTAGAGAAAACCGAATTTACAAAGGCGATTACTGATATCCCTTTTACTCCTAATCAGAATCCAGTACCGCCATATTTTCCAGCATTCTACACAGGGGCAAGACAATGAGTGATAAAGAACTAGCGATCAAAGTTGCTGAGAAGTTGGGCGAAGGTGATTGGTTGTGGTGGATTAAACAAAATAAGAAGCTAACAGATGACGCGCCATCTATCCAGAAATACCTCCAAGAAAAAGCATCACAAATCTTATTCTCTGAGGGCATGGCGGGGAAGATAGTAGACCATGTGTTAAATGAAGGTATTGGCTCATTTAAAGGTTTTGTTAATTGGTTTGCTTCTGATGTCGGATTAAACGACAACAACGGCACATTAACACCACAAAAGATACTAGAAGTCTGGCTGGAGATTGAATGATGAGTGATTGGATAAGTGTAGATGATAGTTTGCCTGAAACCGATGGTGTTTACCTATGTCATTTTTCTGATGGTCTGATAGAAACTTTCCCTTATCCTGATTCTGGCAGTGGCTTATGGGGAGTCCATAATGTCGTTGTGACTCATTGGATGGAATTGCCAGGGCTACCGAATGGAGGTAAATGATGAGTGATACACCAATATCTGACGAACTATTTGAAAGGTCTAAATTAGACAACGAAATAATTGCAGGGAGTGAGGTTCGGGCAGCAATCCAAGAAGTATGCCATAAACTATCCCAAGCCAATGAAACAATCAAAACGCTGACTGATGAAATCGAGAAGCTAAGAAAAGCAGAGAACCATATGGTTATGTGGTGCGAGGCTTACCCATTAGACATATTTCCAGAACCGGACTTTAAAGCGATAGCCAAACTGTTAAAAGAAAATGGATATACGCTCGATTCAGTTTCCGCAAGTAATATGCGACATGTAATTAATCAGATGAAAGAGGCATTTATGAAAGCATTAGAGGTGAATGATGAGTAAATTTACTTGCGACAAACACAACTTCACAAAAGAGGCCGAAGCAGAATATCTTTTCGTCTGTCCTTACTGTGATATGCAAGAATTAAGAGATGCTTTAGTTATTAAGCAGACACATATTACTAATCTTAATTCATACATCAAAACGCTGACTGACAGCTTAAAAGAAGCAAAAGCCTTCCTAGAAAATGACCTGTATAGAACTAGAGTTAAAAATGCGCTTGATGCAATTAATGTTGGGCTTGAGGCAACAGTATTGGAGGTGAATAATGGAGCCTAAAAAGAGCATAAAGACCTATGAGCTTATAATGTGCGTTCCTATCAGGATTAGCTTGCACGCTGTCTCTGAAAAAGCCGCAAAGGATAAAGCCATAAATCAGGTATCTACCGATTTTAATACCGCATCTACCAATAAACACGTAATGGTATTATCATTGCTTGAAACCAATCAGCCGGAACCCGAAGAAAATGGAAAACAGACAGGTAGTTGAAATGACCATTTCCCAGATGAAAAAATCAATCGATGATTATATCGATGTCTACGGATGCGCACCGGCTGGGATTTATATGTGTATGTGCAATTATTCGCTAATCAAAGAGGAAGCCACTAAACAAGGTTTATTGTCCTATAATCAAAAGAGCAACCGAATCACTCTTTTTGGTATTGATGTCGAGATTGCAGAGCAAAGTCATACGCATCATTGAAATCATAAATACAGGTTAATAAAAGATGTCCGATGCAATACACCCGAAAACAGGAGTAAAGATGCCCACAAAGATAGGGCATGTACCTACAGAGCAAACAAAGAAAATCGTTTTAAATATGGCGGCTTTCTCAATTCCCAGAGACAGAATTGCTGATGTAATTGGAATATGTGAAAAAACCTTATACAAGCACTATCGAGAGGAGTTGAATACTTCTCATACGAATGCGCTTGCCCAAGTAGCCAGCACCCTATATCAGACCGCTACAGACCGAAAGCATCCCAGCCATGTGACAGCCGCTATCTTTTACCTGAAAACACAAGGCGGCTGGAAAGAGACTATGCGGCATGAGTTATCTTTAACTGATGATGGAGAGAAAAGACCGGATCTAATCATCGAGTATATTGATGCGCCTGATGGCGGCTATACTATCGAGCATGAGTAATAAATTACAGGTAACAAAGCATTACAAATATCTAACAGAAGAACAGGCAAAATATAAAGGCGCTCATGGAGGGCGTGGATCTGGTAAATCGCATGGATTCGCGACAGGATTAATAATAAGGGGCTGTAGACAGCCTACCCGCATTCTCTGCACAAGAGAGTTTCAAGGCTCAATAGCCGATTCCGTTAAAATGTTGCTTGAGGATAAAATCAGGCAAGCCCGCCTAGAATACTTCTATGAGTCTACTATCAACTCAATTAGGGGCAAAAATGGAACTGAATTCAAATTTTATGGGTTAAAGACAAATCCGACTAATATCAAGTCTATGGAGGGCATTGATATATGTTGGATCGAGGAAGCCCAGCGAGTCAGTAAAACCAGCCTTGACATCTTAATTCCTACTATCAGAAAGCCATACTCTGAAATCTGGGCAACGTGGAACCCTTTAGACCCTAAAGACCCGATTGATGAATTAATGCGCCACCCAGATCGCCAGAATGTAATTTGTAAGGAATTAAACTACGATTCCAATCCGCTATTCCCAGAGACATTGCGCGAAGAAATGGAGTGGGATAAAAAACACGACTACGATAAATATCTTCATGTATGGAAAGGGCAGTATCAGAAATCATCACAGGCTAGAGTGTTTAATAATTGGCGTGTAGAAGAATTCAGCACTCCGGCTGATATCGAGGAGTTTTATTTTGGGGCTGATTGGGGTTTTGCTATAGATCCAAGCGTATTAGTCAGAATGTATATTATTGATAGGACCATCTTTATTGATTATGAAGCCTACTCAGTAGGGTGTGATCTGGATTATACGCCGGCGCTATTTGCTGGCGATTGTCCTCACCCAGAAGATCATCCTCAGTATTGGCAGAACCCAGAAAATCGAAAAGGCATTAATGGCGCGTACCGGTACAATATTCGAGCCGATAGCGCACGACCTGAAACAATCCAGTTCATGAATAAGCGCGGGTTTAATATAACGCCAGCGAGAAAAGGGGCTGGCTCAATCGAGGAAGGTATAAACTTTTTAAAGAATTATGAAATCGTTATCCATCCAAGATGCAAACAATCAATTGCAGAGTTTACTTATTACAGCTATAAAATAGATTCTCGAACCGAGGAAGTATTACCTATCCTTGAGGACAAGCATAATCATGTTATTGACGCAATCAGATACGCGCTAGAAAACGTGCGCAGAGATACAAACAAGGGTACACTTGCGATAGGCGGCAGCAACAAATCATCATTGGGGTTAAGTTATGGCTGAAAAAGTTAATGAGTTTGCAGAGATAGGCGTATCCGGCGATAAGTATAGTACTGGCTATAATCAAGATGAATTTCTAAAAGACCTCAGAGGAAGTAATGGTGTAAAGAAATTCCGTGAAATGCGTGATAACGATTCAATTGTCGGGGCAATCATGCTGGGCATGGAAATGTTGATGCGCGATGCAGAATATATGATAGAGCCTGTTGATGATTCAGCGCCAGCCGAAGCCGAAAAAGAGTTTGTAGAGTCCCTATTTACTGATATGAGTCACACATTCGATGATTTTATGTCGGAAGTAGTCAGCTATTTAACCTATGGGTATCATTTTGCTGAAACAGTTTATAAGCGCCGATTAGGTGAAAATAAAGACCCATCTAAGCGTTCCAAATATACTGATGGACGTATAGGAATAAGGAAACTAGCATCGCGGGCGCAATGGACGCTTGATCATTTCAAAATCGCAGATGATGGCGGCATTCAATCATTCGTACAGAATCCAATGGCAGGGCATGCACAAGCCATTATCCCTATGCAAAAGGGTTTATTGTTCAGAACAACCACGCTTAACAATTCTCCCTATGGCAGATCAATCCTAAGAAACTGCTATGTAAATTATCATTATGTAACTAATATTGAAAACATCGAATCCATAGCCATAGAGCGAGAGCTAGCCGGAATGCCGGTAGCGAGAATACCCGCTAAATATCTCAGATCAGATGCGACAGCCGAGGACAAAGCCTTTCTTGCTGAATTGAATAAGATTATGCGAGATATCAAGTTTAACGAACAGGCGTATATGATTTTACCCTCTGATACTTATGTCGATGCAATGGGCAAAATGACCAGTATTAAGCAAGTTGAATTCGAGTTAGTAAGCGGAAGCGGAAGCAGGGCGATTGATACCGGCTCAGTTATCACAAGGCATTATCAGAATATGACGCGCTCTGTATTGGCTGATTTTATCATGCTGGGCAATGGTGATGGCGGCTCGTTTGCATTAAGCAAAAACAAATCGGATCTATTTCTTAAATCATTAATGGCATATCTGAATAATATCGAAGAAATAATAAACGATATCTTACTAAACAGAATCTGGTCGCTGAATGGCTTAAACATCGATTTAAAACCAAATTTCAAGTTTGGAGAAGTTGCACCGGTGGACTTAGAAGAATTCGCAGGGTTTATTGAACGAATGGCTAATTCTGGAATGCCGCTATTCCCTGATGAAGATCTGGAAAGCCATGTACGAGAAGTTTCGGGATTGCCAGAGCGTTCGGACGAGGCAGCTTTATTGGCACAATCCATGTTTAATAATTCAGAGCCAGACGATGAACCAGATACAGAAAGCTAACGATGAACTAGACAAAGCGGCGAAAGCTATTGAGGCTAAAATAGCCGCCAGTTATGCCGCCAGCATGACCGCATTGCGCAATAATGTCTCTTTGAGGGAGTTGGCAAGGCTAATCGATGAAAGTGACTATAATGGCATATTAAGGCTATTCCATGATGATATCGTTGTAGACCGCTTGCAGCCTGTAAAAGCAGCTATCAACAATGGGGTTATCGCGGGCGGAACGGCAGCCGCTTCTATTCAGCCAGCAGTTACCGGCTTATCCGGTACTCGAGTAACCTTTGTTTTTGATGCGCTTAATCCTATGCTTGCGCAAATTTCCAGCACTATTACAGCCGATAGAATCAGAGTCATATCCGAAGATGTCCGGCAAGTAATCAGGCAAGTAGTAACGGATGGCGTTATTAGCGGGCATAATCCAAATAAGACCGCAAGGCGAGTAAAGCAATCCATAGGGTTAACAGCCAATCAGGAACGCGCAGTAAGCAATTATAGACAGGCTTTAGAGACAGCCGATGCAAGGGCATTAAGGTCAAACTTGCGTGATAGGCGGTCAGATAGGCGGCTTGAGCGCATTATTCGTGATGGCGGCAGCTTAACTCCGGAACAGATAGATAATTTAACCGATAGATATCGACAGCGTTACTTGAAATATAGAGCGCAGACTATCGCCAGAACAGAATCTATTCGCGCCGTTCAAGGGGCGCAACATGCCTTAACCCAGCAAGCAATTAATGAAGGTAAAATATTACCCGAGCAAGTTCGCCGGTTTTGGATATATACTAAGGATTCAAGAACAAGGGCAGAGCATCGAATGATACCAAACATGAATAGCAATGGAGTAGGGCAGAATGAGCCATTCAATACGCCATTAGGTCCATTGATGTATCCAGCAGATCCGAATGGAAGCGCCGCTAATACCATTAATTGCCGTTGCACAGTATTTACGCGCGTAATTTCATTGGAATTAGTCGTTGAGGACGCAGCATAATGCCTGTTGGATTATTAAGAAGCAAAGGGCGTAGTTGGCTTCAAAGAGTTTGGGAAGATTTATCTTACTCTTTCCTAGCAAGTGCCAATGAAGTCGAAGGTGTAGAGATTATTCATGAATTTGGCTTTGCAACAGTAGGCACAAGTTATACACCTATCTGCGCTGGGGGTGTTTGGAGAACTCCAAAATTTGATAGCCCTGTAATATTGCGCATTGCGGCTGGCAATGCGGCTGATAACCCTGCCGGTGCAGGCGCAAGGGCTGTAACTGTTGAATACATTAATTCAAGCGGATTTAGGGTAATAGGCACTATTGCGACCAATGGGGCAAGCGCAGGCACAGAAACCATTACTGATGTTGTTCGTGTTAATCGTGCTTTTGTTTCTAGTTCAGGAAGTTATTTTGATCCGAATGCAACCATTGTTCAGTCTCATACAGGATCGGTAGTGCTAGAAGATACGAATAGCAATACTTGGTTAACTATTCCGGCTAACGACCTTGCGAGAGGGCAATCCCTGATAGGTTGTTATCATGTGCCAAAGGGCTACACTGCTTATATTCGAGATCTTGAAATTAACAGCGGATCATCAAAGATACTTGATTTTGTTTTTGGGCAAAGGCAAAACGCTGATTT